CCACCGGAACGGGAAGGTTCGTCATGCTGTCTCCAAAGAGGAGCACCTACACATGTGCGTAGGTGCTCCCAAGCTAGTAGGCGAAATTGATGCTGTTCGCGACAGCGGCTAGGTCCCAAGTTGCGGGGTTCGTATTGCCTGCGGGCAGTACCCCGGTGACGCTGATTCCGGCTGTGTGGCTGTTCGCCATGGCCGCAGTAAACGTGATCGTGCCGGTGGTCCAACCGGGCGAAGTGGCGCTCACAGCCTTGACGGTCATGGTCTCGGGCGCGGCGCCACCCTGGCCAACGACGATTTGCTGACCCACACCCACCTGAGCAGCGAGTGGCGTTTGGTTGTCGAACGTCGGAGCGTTCACCGAGATGGACGTTGCACCGACGGAGGTGGCAGCCGCGAGCGTTGTGCGCCAGCCGGTGAAAATTGCGGACGGTCGTGCGTCTGCGGGGCTGAGCTGCATGGTCAGCGTGGCGTTGCCAACAATGTCGTAGTCCCACTGGATTTGCTCAATGAAGCAGTCAACCTGAATCGGCGGGCAACCGAGCGGCCGGCGCATCACGCGGATTCGCGTTCCGAGCTCAAGCGGTAGCAGCGAGCTCCATGCGGCTGTCGCGCTGACGTTGACCTTGATGGAGCTGACGCGCATAAGCGCATCCTTGTAGCGGCTCAGCAGATACGACGCGCAGTCTTGGCACTCAGCAGCGCTGGTGGTGTTCACCGAGCGCGTGAGTAGACGTTGGAAGTAGTTGGTAATGCTGGTCTGATCCCGCGCTGAGAACACCTGACCTGTGTTGCTCTGCGTCACCTGCACCACGTTGGCTAGGTGGGTCGGATCGAAGTCAAGTTGGATATCCTCATAGGGGATCTCGCCGGACCCTTCGCCGAACGTCAGCGTGGGGGTTAGCTGCAAATACTTGCCGAGCCGCGAGCGGAACCGGACCGTGCCAGAACCCTGAATCCAGTGCGAGCCGGTCTCGGTGTCAACGACCGATTGCAGCGCGGAGAGCGCGTCGGAGCCGGCGAAGTCTGCCGGGCCCATGCTGCGGGTACTCCCGCTGTCAAGCCACGTCTGACCGGTGTATCCGATGTACCGCAGGATGCGCGCGTACCGCTGATCGGTGCTGTCACCCTTGCCCGCCAAGCGCCACGCGGTATAGAGCAGCGAGACCTGTGAGCTGGAGAGCATGGCCGTGAACTCGGCGACGCTGGCTAGGTCACCCTGCCAGGGATTCGCCGCGTAGAGCCCGTTCCCCTGATACGCCGCACCAACCGTGTCATTGGCGAGCCCGTTGAAAATGCGCTGATCGCCTACGGCTGCGGTCTGATAGGTGTTGTCAACGGCGATCATCTGATTGCCAGCGGAGTAGGAGTACCCGAACACCACTTGGTGCCAGTTGCCGTCGGCAAAGCTCCCGTTGACTTGCAGGTTCGTGGTACCCGACCGGCCGGTGAGAATGAAGTTCACTCCCGTACTGCTCAGTTGGACCTGCATGCCCGATCCGGACGGGAGCTGCGTCGAGGGGTTGTACTGCGTGTCGAACGATGACCACAGGCACGGCGTAAGAGAGCCGATCGTGCCACCATTCCAGCGGAACGCGATGGTGCGCGACCACTCGCCCGGAGAGCCGGCGTTCGCTGGGCCTGTAATCCCAGCGGAGTTGAGAGAGAGCGCGCGCCCGTTGGTAACAGTCAAAACAGTGGCACCGGTGGAAAAGATGCCGTTCACGGGGTCGGTCGCTGTGATGGCTGAGCCGAACGCGTATGAGCCGGTAGCCGCACCAACTAGGCCGGGGCTGCGCTGTAGTCCTAGCGCGTCAGTGGCGGTAGTCGAACCCTGCGGATCGCTCAGCGGATAGTAGAAGTTGGGCCCGTTGGCTAGCACCTCTTCGGTAACGATGTCCGCTAGCGTGCGCTGAGAGAACAGCGCGAAAGCGTCAACGGCTGTGATTGCAGCCTCGGCGCGCGTACCGGCGTCCTGATACTGAGGAGTCCAGCGCTCTACGAAACCGGCGAACTGTCCATACCAGTAACCGGGGTATACAAACGCGCTGGCGCTAGAGCCCTTCTCAAGCTGCAAGCCATCGACCCACAGCGAGCATGCCGCCGTAGTCGTGGTGCTTGAGGTCATGAGCCCGACGCGCATACCGAACGCGTTGGCCGGCGCCGTAGCCGTTACGGTCAGCGTGAGGTAGCCACCGGCGCCACCCGTAGCGGTAGACACCGTGCCGAGCACCGGAGACGAGACCGAGCCACCCGTGAGAATCCAGCTCACGTACGCTCGTAGGCCAACCGACGTAGACGCCGTGACGTTGGCGACGTGAAGCTGAAACGTGTACGTCTGGCCAGGCAGGCACGACGCACCATCCCAACTGAGCACGTTCCCGCTGGTGGTTCCGGACGGGACGGCGAAGACGAACACCGAGGACTCTTCGAACGCCGAGCCAGCGGAGCCGATGAACGTAGATCCGCCGGTTGAGTCGGTGCCGCTGACGAGCCCGAAGGTAGAGCACGCCGTGCCAGAGGTGGAGCCCTCACCACCGCTGGCGATCGGCTGCGGAAGCATGTTCACGGTCGCCGAGCTCTGCATCCGGTGGCGGAACGGCTGATACGGGCGGATCTTGCCCGCCCATGGTCCGGAACCGTTCAGCGGGTCAAGCGCACCGTCGCTGTTGTTCAGCGTGACGTTCAGTTCGCCGGCCTGCACCTGGTCAAGCTCGTATTGCTTCCCGCGCTTGATGCTCGTTTGGTAGCGGGTGCGCGGGGTGAGGTCAACCCAATCGTTCGGCGGGATCGTTCCGCCGTTGGCACCGTAGGAAGGTGACCACGAATCTTCCACGTTGGGGAAGCTGGATATCTGAGACAAGGCACCTTCCTACGGTGAGCACCTACACACGTGTGTAGGTGGTTAGCGGTGGTACGGGGCCCAAGTGGCACTGTTGCGGCCACCTAGGCGCAGCATCTCTTGCTGGAAGAGGTCACGGAGCTCGCGGTCACTGCGGACCGTGCCGGCGATGTTCACATTGACCGTGGTGGAGTACACAACGGCCCCACCAGCGCCAGCAGTGCCCGTGCCTAGCGGCTGCGACTTGCCAGCCTTGGTGATGGCGCCAGCAAGAGCGGAAACGGCCCGTACGGGCTTGTGAGCGGTCTCGGTGACACCATCGGACAGTCCCTGCGTGATGAACTGACCGATTTCATGGAACACGCGCGACGGCGAGTGGATGCGGAGAGCTCGGCGGATCGCGTCAGCCATGCTCTGCGCAATGCGGGTCATGACCTTGATGATGCTGGCCTCTTGCGACTGAAGACCCTTGACGAGCCCCTGAGCCGCGTGCAGCCCCGCGCCGTACATGCTGTTCGCGACCACAGCGCCGGTTGCGTCCGCAGACTGAGTGAGCTTGGTCTGCATGGAGTTGAGTTGCTTGATCTGAGCCTGGCTCGCGCCCGTCAGTGCCTGCGCCGTAGCGCCACCACCGCTGACGCCAGCCTGGGCGATCTGATTGATGAGGTCAGCGCGAAGACCCATCTTCTTTAGCTTGTCCAGCTCCTGCGCGAATTGCTGCGAGGCTGCCACCTGTTGCGCCATGTTCGTCATAACGTCGCCAGTGGTGACGACGCCGTTGTTGTTCGACATGACGACAGTGGCGTTCTGCATGATGGACGACGCGACCGAGTTGCGTTCCTTGGTCCACTCAGCCTGTAGGTTCACCAGGCTCTTTTGCGCTGCCTTGAGCCGTGCAGCCACCTGATCGCGCTTGTTTGCCAGATACTCCAGCGCACGGCCCTCACGGCTGACGTACCCCTCAAGGTTCGACGCAGCGCGGTTGTGCGTGTCCTGTAGCAGCGTGAGCGTCTTGTTAAGAGCCGCGCGCACCTGAGCCTGCGTACCGGTTAGGCCGGCGACTAGACCCATGTGCACCCACTGGCCGATCCGCTGGAAGACTCGCGACGGCGAGTTGATCTCTAGCGTGGTCTGCGCGGTCTGAATCATTCCCTGAGCGACAGCGCGCACGGACGCGTGGGCTGCGCCTGCATTGGCGTCAACACCCGCAGCGATACCGGCCGGAATCCAGTGGCCGACTTCACCCGCGAATACACGCGAAGGGGAATTGATGCCTAGGAAATGCTTCACGGAATCCAGCGCGCCACCGACGATCTTTTTCAGGGCACCCCAGATCATGGAGCCGGCGTCTTCGATTCCCTTGACGATTCCGTTGATGATGTCGCTACCAACGGAGGTGATTAGCCCCCAAACTGTGGAGACCACGCCTGACAGGAAATGCCAGATATCGGCGAAAGCCTGCCCCACCAGGTGAACGATGTCGCCCCAAACCTTGCCCCAGCGACCGGAGATGACGTCTAGGATCAGCTGAATCGTGTTCATCACGATGTGAATTCCGAGCGTCACGGCGCCGGAAATTGCCGCCCAAACCACCTTGATCACGCCGAGGATCAGATCCCATGCTGCCTTGAAAACGGCCCCGAGTAGGTCAAGCCCGATCTTTAGCCAGCCCCAGACAATGCCAGCCTCAAACTTGACGAATTCCCAGATGCCGGACCAGATCTGCATTACGGTGGCGCCATTTCGGGCCCACCATTTCGTGAAGTCAGCGCCGCGAGCCTGAATCCACTTGAGCACGTTTTGGTCAAACCACGTGGCAATCTGCTTGACTGCCTTCATGGCTATGTCCCATGCCTGCGTGAAAATCTTCATCGCGCCGTGCCACAGATTCGTGAAGAACGACGCCACGCCAGGCATGTGACCCTTGATCCAATTACTGATCTGGCCAAAGTGCGTGATGAGTAGGGCGATTGCGGCCACAGCAGCGACGATGCCAACCACAATCCACGTGAGCGGATCGGCAAGTAGCGAGTCGGTGAAAGACCACGACGCGACCGCAGCCGCTGTGAGGCCGATAGCGACAGCCGCTAGACCGATGCCGAACACCTTGAGAACCGTGGAGTGCGCGGTCAGGAAGCCGACAAAGCTGGAGATCGCACCGAGAGCCTTAGTGGCACTCGGCAGCAGCGCCGTACCGATCTTCACGCCGAGCGCCTGAATCGCACCCTGCGCGTCCTTCATCTTCTGACTGAACGTCGCGTTGTTCGCAGCGACAGCGGAGCCGAAGCCGTTCGCGCCCTTGGTCAGCTCCGGATACTTCGAATTCATGCGGTCAAGCTGACCCATGAGCACAGCGAGCCCGGAGCCGGCTTTCTTGCCGAACATCTGCGTGATAACGGCGCCCTGCTCTTTGGCAGTGATTCCGTTCGCCTTGAACTTGGCCGCGAGATCGTTCAGCGCCTTACCCAGCCCGCCGTTTTGCATGTCGGTCTGTAGGGTCTTGGTGGTCCAGCCGAATTCCTTGAGGTACTGCCCTGCACCCTTGGCCGGCACGGCGAGCGCCTGCACAGCCATTCGCAGGCCGGTTGCTGCATCGGCGCCACGAATGTTGTTGTCGCCGAACGTGGCCAGCGCCGCACCAACGTCCTTGAGCGAAAGCCCATATCCCTTGACGACAGCGAGCACGCCAGTACCGAGCGCGTCGGCTAGATCCTGCATCTGCATGTCGCCGGAACCGACGATTGCGTTTAGCGCACCCATCGCCTGAGAGAAGTTCTGCACTCCGGGGATGCCGGACGCGACAGCAGCGTCAAGCGCGTTTGTCACGTCCACTAGGTTCGCGTGGCCAACCGCTGCGCCGTTCGCCGCTGTCTTCAGGAGATCCATAGCGCGCGGACCGGTGATCCCGACCGACGCGAAAGAGGACTCAATGTGGTACAGCGCCTCAGACAGCGAGGTGGGCGAGAATCCGACCTGTCCGGCGAGGTTGAGAACCTGATCGCCGAGCCCCTTTAGCGCTGCCTTGGGTACGCCGGCCTGCGTGGAGATCTTGAGCATGGACGACTGGAAGTCAGCCGCCATCATCACCGTCTTGTAGCCGACACCAACAGCAGCCACACCCATACCGAGTAGTGCAGCCTTGCTGATCGCCGACAGCTTGGAGAGGTTGTTTCCACCCTCTGCCTTGACCTCGGCGAGCTCCTTCTTAACGCCGGAAACGGTCGCCTTGAGACCGGTATACGAGCCAACGAACTCAATGAACACCGGGGGTAGAGCCATTACTTACTCATCGCCTTTCCCCATGCGCGCTCCCAAATGGCGCTCATCTTGCGTTCGGCTTTCTTCACGCCCGGTCGCATGTACGGCGCGCGTCCCTCCACCTCGTTTCGGTAGAGGAGAGTGATGGACTTCGGACCACCGACACCCACACCCCCGCTGTAGCCGGCGCGACCCTTTTTCTTCGGCCGCTTGACTGCACCCACAGCGCCACGGAGGTGACCCGTCAGCATGCCCGGACCACCGCTCTTACTGACGTGGTGCGGAGTCAGGTTGAGGTTCACAGCCGGAACCGTCTTGTTGCGGCCGATAGCCCCTCGCTTGTCCCATCGCGGGCGACCGCGCATACCGCTCTTAACCTGCACCTTGGCGGCTTGCTGAGCAGCCTTCATTGCAGCGAGGGTTGCGCGGTCGACACGCGCGTTGATGGCGTCCAGCTCGGCTAGGTCGGGCTTGATATCCCGGATGACAGCGGAAACCCCGCCGATCGGGTTACTAGCCATTGAATGACTCCTCTTCCCTCTCCTTCCGGAGCTTCGCCACGGTGTCATCAACCGCAATGAGCCAATCGAGCTTCACAGCGGATTCGTTCTCAAGCTCGGACGGGAGGCAGCGCAGCATTGTGCACAGCCTCCACGTCCGGTATTCCTCCGACGGGTATTCGTCATCCCCGTATGCGTGCTTACCGGCCAAAGCCCCTTCTAGGGACTTCAGCCCCCAGTAGGGGTGTCACGGTCCTTGCTCGGCGAGAAATCCGGCATGAGTTCGGCCATGTAAGGCGCGACAGCCTCGCGCAGTGCGTCAAGGTCCCTACCGGGGAGGTCTAGGACGTTCTCATACTCAACCGGGAAGTCGTAGGACCACCCGCGCACAGCGGCGATGACGAGCCGGTCGTTTAGCTCCTCAAGCGGCTCGAAAGCGTCGCCGAGACCCTGCGCGATGGCTTCCTGATCAGCCTTGGTGAGCTTCTTGTTTCCCTGAGCCTTGGCGATTGCCTCACCGAACTCGGTCAGCTTGACTAGCTGAGTCTGAATCCGCTTGAGCGGACGGCGGTGGCGCTCGGTGATGTCCTCAACCGGGCGAAGATCGGCGGTAGCGCCGGAAGGGAGGGTGATGTGCTGAGACATGAGAGTGTCCTTTACCTAATGCCGTAAGTAAGGGGGAGGAATAGGAGCACCTACACACGTGCGTAGGTGCTCCCTTGAGGGTTAGTACAGACCCGTGGCGATGGAGTTCTTGAGCGTCACGACAAGCGGACCGTAGCCGGCGGAAGCGCCAACGTCGGTGGTGTTCGCGTACGCCTTGAACGCAACGGGTAGTTCGATGTAGTCCTTGCCGCGCGTGATATCAGCGCTGGTCCAGTTGACCTTAGTCATGTGGAAGTCAAGCGAGTTGTTCGCGTCGACAGCCAGCGTCACGTCAAGCGAAGTCTTGGCAGCGCCGAGGTACTGAGTCAGGTAGGTGTCATCCTCCATGATCAGCGTGGCCTTACCCTCAACAGCCATGGGACCAGCCCAGATGCTGAAAGGCTGCTGCGAGTTGTCAACCGCCTTGATCACGGTGACCTGTCGCTTGATGTTCAGCTCTAGGTCAAGCACCTCGGTGAACGGGGTACCGCCGATGGTCACAGCGCCACGCCATGCAGCCAGCGCCGGAACAGAGCCGAAAGCGGGGGTAGGCTGCGAAGCGGTAGCGGAGCCGTAGGTCAGCGTCTTCGCCGAGTACGTCAGCAGCGCGTCGGGCGACAGCTTGAAGTCGAGCTCGCTGTACATGGCGCCGGCGTAGGCACGCGTACCCGCAGCGTAGAAGTCGGTGAGCGTCTGCGAGACCGGCTGGCCGTTCCCGCTGTTCAGCAGAGCGAACGTGTGGGTGTACGGCGAGCTAGAGCCGGTCTCGACCACATCGCCCATGATGCCCGCGAGCATGTAGCCGATCGAATCGAGGAATACATCGCCGTCAAAGTCGAACGAGCCGCTGATCGTGCCAGCCTGCACGTCGTACGCGTCCACCATGGAACCGCGCATGCCCTTGTCGACAAGCTGAGTGACGTTGTCCTTAGGCGTGATCTGCGTGACGGGGATAAAGACCGTAGGCGGCTTAGCCGTACCGGTCGTGGTCTCGACCGCTAGGCCGAGTACGGAACGCGAAGTGCTCTTAGGCACCCTTCGCCTCCTTCACAATCTTGGCCGCGAGATCCGGATTGGCCTCTAGCAGCGCCTCTGCGGCGTGCACGGCATCCTCAGCGGGCGACGGGGCGGGAACGGGCTCAGGAGCCGCTACGGGGACCGGCGAGGCGCCCTCGGCGACCCAATTGCCGTCGGTCGGAACGTCGGCGAGCTCATACGCCTTACCCGGCTCAGCCCAGAGGCCAGACGCGGTGTAGTACAGCGGGGCTGCGCCTGTGAACGTGTACTTAGCCACGTAGGCAACTCCTTAGATGTAGGCGAGGCACGAAATCTCAATCGTGCTGGTGACATGGCGTCCGAGGTGTTCTTGGTCCCACTCACCCTCGGCGTTGTCAGCCAGCGGGGTTGCGGTCAGAACGGCTCCGCCAAGCGTCAGATCTGCGCGCACTGCTGCGACCACGCCGTCAGCGAGTGCCTGTGACCGCTCGTAGGTGGCCTGCGCGTCGTCACCACCCCGGAAAACGTCGATCGTGACGGTGATGGTGTAGCGCTCCTTGAGCCAGCCGGCTCCGCCGTTGCCGACGAACGATCCGGGCTCAAAGGTGCGGGCAACAGCGCCGATCGACACGATGTCATCCGGCTGATTCGGGCCCGGCTCGTCAAAGCAGACGAGTAGCGAGCTCTGCGGAGACAGCGGGTCAGGCGTGAGCGTCGCTGTGCATCGGTCATATATCCACTGGCGTGCAGCCGGCGCGGTAGAGCTCGGAATGCTCATGCGATACCCGGCTCTCTTCGGTACGTCGACCACAGCTCAATGACGCGGTTGGGCAGCGCGAAGCCGGTTTGCACCTGCGGTCCGTCAAGACCATCGAGCGCGGAGCCACCGAAGCGCGGCCGGCCACCTTGCTGCGTCATCTGCCACAGGTGGCGAACGAGCTCAAGCGCGCCTAGCCGGATGCTGTACGGCACGTCTTCGGCACGTCCAGCCTGATAGACAACCTTGACGTTCTTGGCGCCACGTGCCCAGTAGGCGGCTTCTCCGCCGAAGGTGCGGCGCGTCAGCTCGCCAGTCGAGTAGTCAGCGGTGAAGCTGAAAGCGTCCATCTGTGCGCCGAGCGGCTGTTCGGTGATCGCGAACGCACTGAGACCGTAATACTCGGTTACGGAGAGGACTTTGAGGAGCGGGAGCCAATCGGGCGAGATTCGCGCGGAGCCCCCATCGAAAAACTGAGTGTGCGTTTCGGGCAGGAACGGCCCGCAGTGATGGCGGGCGAGCTCAGCAGCAGCGAGGATGTAGCCCTGTAGCTCGTCATCCTGGCGCGTGTCGGTCTGCGGGATATTCAAGTGCGCCTTGACAGACGCTAGGTCAACTA